CTAGTCTATTTGAAAGGAGATGCGCATGTCCCGTACAAGAGAATACCAAAGGTCTGAGTCCCATCATGATTTTCATGATGAAGTTCAGGCTCTGTTAGCAGAGTGGGGTGCTGTAATCAGTAAAGACTTAGAGACAGTAGTTCAAGATAAGACGAAACCGCAGGCTATTGCAGCCTTGACGATAGTCAGATCCTTGCTACTAGATCTCAAGAATTACGATACCGTTTCCTACTCTTCACTCTTTACCTGGAAGACCTCTATTGGAAAAGATGGTCAACCATTGGTTTCTCGAATTAAGGAATGGCGTATCAACTTATCAGATAATCTAATGGGCTAGGCACAACAACTCCCGACGGTCTGGATGACCCCGGATCCTATTCTGCATCCTTTAGAAGGAGTCAAGAATATGACTATTATTAGTCAAAAGGAAATAGGGTATCTCAAACGTCGTGTTAGGAATATAGGTGTGCCTAGAACCATCTCCTTACCGATTCTCTCCCTTGTGCTTAAGTGGGTGAGTCTGTCAGGAGCTGAGTGGACAGTTGGAAGGTTGAAACAGATCAAGAATGACTTTCTTCGAAAGAAGGCTGGCATGGATCCTGTTTCAGTGTGGATAAAGAAAAGTTCAAGTCGTTCAAGAATCTTCGGTGGTCCTTTCGGACTCCTGGAATCTTGGGCTTTCTCTAGTGATATTCACTTTAGAAAGACTTTGAGCTTACTCAATATCTACACAAGCTTCTTTTCTTCTTCTGTAACTTTGAAGCAAGGAAAGAAGTTCTTCTCCGGTGTCACAGCTTCAGCTGTGGCAATCCCACCCTCTATCCAACAGTTTATTGGAAGAGGTATCAGCTTGTCAGGCTTAAGAAAGATTCCTTTATGGAGTCTTTCTAAGCCCCAATTACTTTTATCATATGTACCATCTTCTTCAAAGAGAGCGCCTCTTCCTTCTGGAAGTGTGCCTGAAATTGAAGGTGTTATTGATAGTGTTAGGTATTTAGGGATGACTCCCTCGAATGCCTATCATTATCATAAATATCAGGATTTCTATGACCCGATATTAAAGGGTCTCGAGCCTGAGATGGCAATAGTCCAAAGAGATTATGATTGGGGTAAGAGAAATCTTCCTCAACCATTTTTCAATCCTGATTCCTTTTATGTGGGCCGTTTGGCTTTCATTCAAGAACCTGGATTTAAACTTAGGGCTGTTGCAAACCCTGGTAGGATCTTTCAGATGGTGTTAAAACCATTAGGAGATGCTTTATATAGCATTCTTCAGGATCTTCCTTGGGATTGTACATTTGAGCAAAGTAAAGCTGATGCGGTAATTATGCATCGATTAGCAGCAGGCGATAGGGTGTATTCTGTTGACCTAACTGGGGCAACAGACTACTTTCCCCTCGAACTACAGCGCCAAGTTCTGGTTGAGTTACTCCCAGATACAAGGTTAGTAGATCTCTTTTGTGAGATATCAAGGGGTCAATGGTCAATCCCTAAAGGAATTGATCAAACTCTTATCAAAACCTACTGCAAAGATCATTACCATGTTAGCTGGACGAAGGGACAACCCTTGGGCTTATACCCAAGTTTTGCTTCTTTTGCCTTGACTCATGGTATTCTTCTTTTAGGGTTACTTGATCAACCATGGGATGAAGATTTCTTTATCCTCGGTGATGATGTTGTAATCTTGGATGATGATCTTTATGATCGATACATGATGGCGTTACATGATCTCGGTTGTCCTGTTTCTCAAGACAAGACAATAGTCTCTAATAATATTGCCGAATTTAGATCTGTCATTTATATGGCAGATTCAAAAATTCCTCAATTTAAATGGAGAGCCACTAGTGATGATTCCTTTGTGGATCTTTCACGAAATGACCCTTCATTAATAAATCTATTACTTCCTCGTCAAAAGG